CTCGTACGCTCCACCAACTAGGATTTTCAATACTTTATTGAGGTTAAAGACCTCTTGACTAGAAGCTTATTTATAAGGAGTCAGGAGGTCTTTAATTATGATTACAATGAAACCAGTATCAAAATCAGTCGAGGAAACTTTTGAAGATTTTATTAACTCTAAAAGAGCAAATGGAATAAGGAATAAAACTCTTCAGACATATTCACAGCAGTTCCATACAATTAGCAAGGAATTAGCTGTGGAAAAGCAAATTGAAGAGCTTTCCAAAAGAGATTTAGAAAATATTGTTCTTACTTTGAGAAATAGGGGTTTGTCTCCTAATTCAATTAGAAGCTACACAGCAACACTCCAATCTTTTCTTTCTTGGTGTAATGATGAAGGATTAACCGATCTTAAAATCAAGAAATATAAAGGCCAGGAGTCAATCAAAACAACTTACACTGATGAAGAACTTGTTAAGCTTTTAAAGAGACCCGATCGGAAAACTTGCACTTTCTGTGAATATAGGAATTGGGTCATCATTAATCTATTGCTTAACTCTGGTTGCAGAGCTGCTACTATCCGCAATATAAGAGTTCAAGATATCAATCTGGATGAAGGGATAATAAGTTATAGACATACAAAGAATGGTTCTTCTCAAATTGTGCCTTTGTGCCAGGAGATGAAGAAAATATTGAAGGATTATTTAAAGGTAAGAGGAGGCTCTCAAACTGATTTTCTCTTTCCAAAAGAGAATGAAGAACAAATGACAGAGAATGGTTTGTCTGAAGCCATTCGAAGATACAACAGAAAAAGAGGTGTTGAAAAGACTTCAATTCATTTGTTTAGGCATTCATTTGCTGAAAGGTATTTGCGGGCAGGTGGAAACGCATTTGATCTACAAAGAATCTTGGGCCATTCGACTCTTGATATGACAAAACACTATTGCCGCATTTACGATACTGAATTGATGAAGAATTATGACTCTTTATCTCCATTACAAAACTTAATATAGATTAAAGACCCAACTTTGATAGCTGGGTCTTTTTTTATTGTCTGGTGTGAAGATATTTATCTGTGTCAGACATTGCTATTTCGAATGACTTCTGGATGAGATCGAGAGGTTTAACCTTCTCTCCACCCATCTTTGTGATGAGCTCATTCTGCTTATCAATGATTTTAAAATAGTTCTTTGGGACTGTGATAATGTTGGTATCAAGATCTAATGTGATTTTCATAGTATTGCCTCCTTCTGGAATAGTAATCTAATTGTAATCCAGAAGAAGAAAAGAAGCAATAAAAAAGAGTGGAAATTATTTATTCCACTCTTCTAGTAAGGAATTTAACAAAATCTGCCTATCTGAAATTTGTTTTAATTGTTCATAGCTAAAGCGTTTAGTTAAACACTTTCTTTCATCTTTTATAGATAATTCCACATAATCGGGACCCAGCCTAACCCGAATATTTTCTTGATTCCTCATCTCTCTGTATTTCATATTTATATTATACTAAAAATTTTTTTAAAAATCAAAATGAGTATGCGGCCAGGCCTGTTAAGCTGATCGGTTGTTTGACTTTGAAAAAAATTTTTTGTAAAATATTTTTGAAATGAGATGAAAGAATGATTATATACTCCTTTTACTCTCTTTCACATAAGTATAAGAAAATTAAATTAGCTGGGACATAAATTGATAATTTATCTATTGTTGTTTCTATATACTTATGTGAAATAAGATTTACATTTTTTCAGGCATTATTTCACTAGACACCAGATGATCTAAATAATATATTAGACATTTGCTATTCATCCTTTCAATCTAGAGTTGAATTCTTATGAGTTCAACTCTTTTTTTTATCTAAAAATTTTTCTAACTTTTTGGACAAAACCGATTTGGCGATCTTTTCCACTTTTCAAGTTTTAGTGAGAGGAAAACTCTCGAAAAAAATTTTTTTTGAAAAAGGAGAAAAGACAAATGCTAAAAGATATTAAAGGTTATGAGGGGTTATATGCCGTTACCGAAGAAGGACAAGTTTGGAGTTACAGAAGAAATAAATTTTTAAAACCTTGGGGAGATACTCATGGTTATTTAAAAGTGGGACTGGTTGTTGATTATCACAAAGACCAGAGAAGAGTGCATAGATTAGTTTTAGAAACATTTAATCCAGTAGAAGGAATGGAAGATTTAGAGGTGAATCATCTTGATGAGTGCAAGACAAATAACAATTTAAGTAATCTTTGTTGGTGCTCTAAATTAGAAAATATTAGATATGGAACTGGGAGTCAAAGATCCGCTTTAAAAAGAAGTAAACCAGTAGAGCAATTAACTAAACAAGGAGTAGTTGTAGCGACTTATCCTTCTATTAGTGAAGCTTCTAGACAAACTGGCGCAGAAAAGACAAGAATCTCAATGTGTTGCAATGGAAAGGCAATGTCAACACAAGGATATAAATGGAGGTTTGTAAATGGAGAATAAATATTTAAGAAAGACTCTTGGGATGAAATGCACGGAAGAGTTTTATGATACAGTTTGTGAATATGTCCAGGAGAGAGGAATGACTGTATCTAATTTAATCCGTATAGCTCTTAAAAAGACTTATAATCTTGAAGAGAAAGATGATATTAAGAAAGGAAAGAAACCAGGTCTACCTGAATAGTTGCGGGCTTGGTTATAGATGCTATTTGTCAGACACTGTAAGACTGTGTCTTTTTTTATGAGGAAAAATAATTTTCTGTAAGTTGGACAAAGTGGATTAAAGTATATGTCCTAATTTTTATATATAAAGAGGCAGTTGGGGAGGGTTTATCGGTCTTTTTAAAAACTTCGCTTCGCTCGTTTTTAAAAATCCCTCTATAGAACTTTTCCCCTGCCCGCAACCAAAAGGAGAAAGAATGTATAATCAAAAAGTTTATCAAGCACAGATAGATGCTATAGAAGCTTTAGCTCCTGGCAAATATAACTGTGCAGGAATATATTCTATCTCTATTGGAGGGAAAATGGTTTATATAGGTAAGTCTAATGATGTTAAAACAAGAATTGCTTTTCATATAATGAACTTAACAGATCAATCAATAAGAGAGTATCACTCACACAAGTATGATGTAATAAGAGAGGCTGTTGGAAGAAAAATGATTGTTGAGTTTGACTTATTATATAAAGCTAAAGAGATAGATGAAGAAAAGATTCAAGAAGAAATTGGTATTAAAGAAGGAGAGTTAATAAGGAAATATATGCCGCCTTTAAACTATCAAATACCAAAAGAAGAGAATTATAAAGGATATAAGATACAAAGAACTGCAAAAACAATTACTTTAGATGAGATTATGGCCGATTCTAAATAATTTCGCAGGATTTTTTTTTATTACTAAATGGAGACCAGTATTAACAAAGGAGGGTTGAGCTATGACTAAAAAACACCAACTCTTTGCTGATACTTATTTGAGTAATGGTATGAATGCGAGACAGGCTTATTTTACTGTTTATGGTTCTAATAAGACTAAAGATCCTACATACTGTTATGATTTGCTTCGCAGGCCAGACATCAAAGAATACATAGAGCAAAGAAGACAAGAAACTTATGAAGCTCTTAATATTGATGCTATGCGAGTTATGGAAGAAATTGCGAAAATTGCGTTCGGAGAACCTGGTGAAAACCTTCCTTTGAACTCGAAGATAAAAGCTCTGGACCTGCTTTCGCGCAACTTATCTTTACAAACTGTTAAGACAGAAAATAAAGATACGATTGAAGTTCAATTAGTGGAGGACTAAAGAGTTATTTATGGAAGAGATTAAAAAACAAATAGAAGAAGCTTATAAGAAAGCTGGTGAAGCTGGTAATGAATTTTCTAAATGCCTTATGGAATTAAGAAGTATTGATTATCAAGTAGACCCAGACAACGAAGAAGAAGTCAAAGAGGCCTTTGCTCTTGGAAGAGATATTGACCTCCGAACCGCATTTTTACTTCGTGCTCTCTTGGTGCAACACGGTAATGTATTGTTCCTATGAGATTAAATATTCATAAAAACATATTTAATGAGTGCTATCTACCATACCTAGAAGATTATAGCACTAGAATAATTGTTTTTTATGGTGGGGCTGGCTCTGGAAAGAGTTTTTTTATTGCCCAAAGATTAGTGTATAAAGCATTAAAAGACAAGAGAAAAATATTAGTGTTAAGGAAAGTTAATAGAACTACTAAAGCATCTACATTTCAACTGCTTCTGGATACTTTAATTCAGTTTGGTATTATTAACCACTGCAGGATTAATAGAACTGATTTTACTATTACTTTGCCTAATGGAAGTCAATTTCTTTGTATGGGTTTGGATGACCCAGAGAAGATTAAGTCTATTACTGGTTTGACTGATGCTTGGCTTGAGGAGGCTACCGAGTTTACTTTAGATGATTTTTCACAGGTGAACTTAAGAATCCGAGACCCAAAGGCCGCAAACCAACAGATAGTTCTTTCTTTTAACCCAGTTTCAAAAGCGAATTGGTGTTACTTACAATTCTTCCAAGATAATCCTGACCTTCTGGATTTTAGGAAGTCAGTGAAGATTGTTCATACTAATTATCAGGATAACAGATTCTTACCTGAAGAGTATATTGAGTCTTTACTCCAAATGAAAAAGACTAATCCTGTTTATTACAAGATTTATGCTCTTGGAGAGTTTGGTTCTCTTGATAAGTTAGTTTATAACAATTGGCAAGTTATGGATTTTGATCCAAGTAATATTAAAGGTCAATCTATGTGCGGGCTGGACTTCGGATACACTAATGACCCAACTGCTTTTGTTTATTCTGTGATGGTTCCAGAAGAACAAAGGATTTACATCTGTAGAGAGTGGGGCGGCACTGGTTATTTAAATGATGCGATTGCAGATCGAATTAGAGAAATGGGTTTTGCAAAAAGTATTATTATGGCAGATTCCGCTGAACAGAAATCTATAGACGAGATCAAAAGATCGGGCATTGACCGCATTCGCCCTTGTGCAAAAGGAAAAGGTTCTATTTTGCAAGGTATCCAAAAGGTGCAACAATATGAACTTATTGTGCATCCTAGTTGCAGATGTTTGAAAGAAGAACTTGAGAACTACTCCTGGAAAAAAGATAAGAATACTAATGAATATATTAATGAGCCTATAGATGAATTTAACCATTATCTTGATGCTTTGAGATATTCACTTCAATGTCTTGATGCAAGAATACAACTGAAATCAATGGATAAAGATTTATTGTTCTAATAAGGAGGTTAATGATGATTACGCTCAATAGCGTTGAAGAACTTACTGAAAGCGTCATTAAACGAATTGTTAATAATCATAGAATGACAGTCTTACCTCGATTACAGAAATTGGAAAGGTATTATCGAACAGAGAATGATATTAAAAACCGTGTTATGAACGATCCTACCAAACCTAATAATAAAATAGCTAATTCTTATGCCAGTTATATTACTGACACATTGGTTGGTTATTTTATTGGGGAACCAATTACTTATAATTGCCAGGATAAGACTTTGTTAGATAGTTTAAATATGATTTTTGAATATAATGATGAAGCTGATGAAAATTCTGAATTGGCAAAAGATGCTTCAATATATGGAGTAGCTTTTGAGCAATTGTATATAAGTGAAAACCAATTAAGGTTTAAGAGACTTAATCCTCAAGAAGTAATTCCTATCTATGATAAAACAATTGAAGAAAATTTAATTGCTGTTATTAGATATTATGATGATTATAACTACTTCGAAGATAAGGATTATACTATTATTGAGATTATAGATGCCAAGTCTGTCCGCAGATATATGGCAGGTAACAATTTAGCTGGAATGACTTCTTTTGTTCTTCTGGAAGAATATCCTCATTATTTCAATATGGTTCCAGTAGCCATTTATGAAAACAATGAGGATCAAACAGGAGACTTCGAGAAGGTTATTAGTTTAATTGATGCTTATGATAAAATGGAATCCAATTCTCTTAATGATTTTGAATATTTTACAGACTGCTATTTAGCTCTTTATGGCTTTACCGCAGATGCTGAAGATATTAGAGAAATGAAAGAGAAAAGAGTTCTTTTAATGGATGAAGGGACGAGTGCGGAATGGCTCGTTAAGCAGACCGATGATTCCACTGTTGAAAATATGAAAGTTAGATTAGACGCAGATATTCATAAATTTGCGAAATGTCCTAATCTAGCCGATAAAGAATTTTCTTCTAATGCTTCTGGAGTTGCTATTAAATTTAAACTTTTAGGAACTGAAAATTTAGTTTCTATTAAAGAAAGAAAATTTAAGAAAGGACTTCAGCAAAGATTTGAATTAATATCTCAAATTACTTCTCTTTTGGGAGGGAGTTTTGATTGGAGAGATATTGATATTATCTTCACTAGAAATATCCCATCAAATATTTTAGATATTGCTAGTATGGTTAAATCTTTAGAAGGACTTGTATCTGATGAAACTTTATTAGCTCAAATTCCGTTTGTAGAAGACGTTGAATCAGAATTAGATAAAGTTAAAAAGCAAAAAGAAGAAGATAAAGAACTTTCTCCTTTCTTCCAAGCGGATCCTAATGGTTATAAAACTAAAGCTATGGAAAAGGCTGAAGAAGAGGAAGACCAGGAAAATACCAAAAATTGATTTACAAAAAATTTTTTTGTATAATATTGTTGGGAAGGGAAGAAAGGATGAGTAATGAAAAGAAAAGCACAAATTATTAAAAACCAAGAATTAGCTACTCAAGCAGCAAAATATTTTGGAGCAAAACAAGACGATAATATGATGTGGTTTTGTTTAGGAATGTATCGTGGTTTAGAATGGGTTACAAATAATTTAGACCAATCTGATATTGCAGCTAGTTCGTTGGCAGAGGAAGTTCGAAATAACATTTTTGAGGGAGCTGATGTTAATTCGACTCCACCACTTTTGTGGGATTAATTAGATCGGATAGCTAATGCAGCTATTTTATATACACTTAAGGGCCTATTTGTATATAGGCTCTTTTTTTATGGAGGTATTATGAATAGGTTCCGAGAATTAGAAGACCCAACCGCAGAAATGCTTCTTTCTCTTTTGGAAGATGCTTATGAGGATCAGGTCATAATTGACAATCTTCTATATGATTTTTTCGAGGAACTTGTTGATGATTTTGAAGAATTATTTGATGAATTCGAAGAAGATGAAGAATTGATTTTGGGTGAACCAACTAATTTGAGAGATCATCCTAGAGTTTATCAAGAAATCTTAAAACAAGAGAATGAGTTGTGGGGAGTTTTAGCTGGAACAATAATGATAGCTATGACTTCATTAATTGGTAGTTCTATGCAAAGAACTTATACAAATTCAATGACTAGAACTTATCAATTATTTGAACCATATATCCCCCAAGCTCAAATATTAAGAAAAGAAGTGCCTGTAAAAATTACAGATACTTATTTTACTAGCAATATTTTACCAATTCCTTGGTGTCAAGATGGTAAGTTATACAGTCAAAGATTATATGGGCACGTTGCTCAATTTCAGTCTAAACTTAACTTTGTTTTAGAAAAAGGAATTAAAGAAGGTAAAGGGTATGATTGGATGGTGCAAGCTTGGAGAAAACTTACTGGTTCTTTGGCTTATGATGCGGCTAGATTAATAAAGACCGAAACAGTTGCCATGTGGTCGCAGGCAACCAAAGCCGCATATTTAAATATGGGAATTGTATATATTGAAATTGTTGGTGATGCTGCTTGTGGGCAAATTTGCACTGATTATGTTGGAGAGGTAATCCCTTTAAGAGATGCAGAATTAGGAGATGAACTTCCACCATATCATCCAAATTGTGCTTGTAGCTATATAGCTTATGAAGAAGTGGCAGATGAAGAAATTGAAGTAGAAGTAGAATTAGAAATGGTAAATGATTAAGGGCAAAAACGATTTATTTTGCTCTTATTATTTTCCAATTTAGTAGAAGGGATGAACTCATTTGAGGGCATCTTATTAATTTTAGGAGGAAAATAATATGGCAGAAGAAGTTAAGGGTTCTGTTCAAGAAACTGCAACTCAAGAGTTAGGGGCGGTTGATACCGAGAAAACTTATACCGAATCAGAAGTCCAGGCTTTATTACAGTCAGAAGCTGATAGGAGAGTTTCTCAAGCATTAAAGAAACAACAGAAAGAATTTGAAAACAAGATGGCCGAGGCTGAAAAATTAAAGTCTATGGATGAAAGTCAAAGAAAAGATTATGAATATAATCAAAGACTCCAAGAATTAGAGCAAAGAGAAAGAGAATTCACCATAGCTCAAAATAAGCTGGAAGCCACAAAAATTATGGCTAAAAGAGAAATCCCTGTAGAATTCGTTGATTATATTGTGGCTGACGATGCAGAGACTATGATGGAGAATATTACAACATTTGAAAAGATGTTTAAAGCTGCGGTAGCGGATGAGGTTTCAAGAAAAATTTCTGCGCCATCTCCAAAGACAGGAATGGTTCAACAGAAAGGTATGACACAAGATGATTTTAAGAAATTAAGTATTGCGCAAAGAGCCTCATTACAGCAGTCTAATCCTGAATTATATAATCAATTAAGAACAAAATAAGGAGGCTATTAAAAATGGCTAGTAAATATGATACAGCAACTCTTCTTGTTTTTGATAACAAGATTTTAGAGGAAAAACTTGAAGAGCAACTTATTACTGCTCTCGATATGAATCAGTTCATTACAACTGATTATTCTCTTTCAGCACAGCCTGGTATGAAGATTGAAATTCATACTTACCATGGTTCTGGAGATGTAGAAGATCTTGATATGGGCGAAGGTAACACTGGCGATATCGGTGCTTTCTACACAACTGAAGAGTATGAAGTAACTACAACTCAAGGTAGAGTTCCTTACTTCGACGAACAGCAAATGAATGACCCAACAGCAGTTGATAAGGCTATTGAGCATTTAAGTGAGCAGCTTACAAATGATATTACAACTAAAGTTGTTGCAGAATTTGATAAGGCTCCAAGAGTTCAGTTTGGATTTGCGTTTGACTTCGATGGAATTGTTGAAGCTATTTCCGCACTTCCAAAAGAAAGAAATGAAGGTCTTTTCTTACTTATCGCTCGTAAGGACGTAGCTAAATATCAGAAAGCTCTTAAGAATCTTCTTTCTTATACAGAAGACTTCGTAAGAACTGGTGCTATTGGTGCTATTGCAGGTGTTCCGCTCTTCCCTACTGATGCGGTTGCTTCTGGAACAGCTTATCTTGCTACAAGCGAAGCTGTTACTTGCTTCGTTAAGAAGGGCGTTGAAATCGAACAGGAAAGAGACGCTAATAAGAGAAAGAACACTATTTATGGAAGAAATGTTAAGGTTATTGCTTTAACAAATGCTGATAAAGCTATGAAGCTTGTTTCTACTGAAAATCCTTATACAGAAGTTGATCCTGAAGGTGTAGGTTATTCTGCATCTAATCCAAAGACTTCTGGATGGTTTGAATTCGTAAATGGTATTTATGTATTATCTGCTGATACTACTGTTGATGCTGATAAGACTTATTACACAAAGGCTTAATTTAAGTTTTAGAGACATATTTCAAGGGGGCTTGCTTGTCTATATGGGCAAGTTAAGCCCTTTTTTTTGTTAAGGAGGATTCTTAATGTTAGAAAAAATTAAAATGTTGCTTAATCTAACAAATGATGATAGCGACGAACTCCTTGTGATGTTAATTGCTTTGTGCAAAGAAGAAGCTTATACCTATTGTAATTTAGAAGAATACTCCGACAAGCTTGATTTTGTTGTAATTCAAATGGTTATTGAGAGATATAACAGAATGGGAAGCGAAGGAGCTGTTAGTCAAAGCACATCTGGTGTATCAGCTTCTTATACAGATTTTTACAGCGCAAAGGTAGTAAAGTTATTGAACAAACACAGAAAGGTGAAAATGCTATGATCAAAAGAGACACATTACAAAGGGTCATAGTAACCCCTATCGAAGATGAGATGGGCGGCAATTCTGTTTCTACAGAGCTTAAAGAGCAGATAGTAGCTCATGTTTCAATCAATACAACATTTAAAGATTTAACTCAATATGGAGTTAAAGAACAAATGTTATTACACGTTGTTACCAGCGTAAAACTTGATGAATATATTTATGCTAGATATATCTATTCTGGCAAAATGTTTAAAGTCATGAGACAAGTTAAAAATGGTAATGAATATTTTTCCGTCCTTATGGAAGTAAATGAATAAGGAGGTAATTATGCTTAAATACGATAGTGAAACCAAAGCTATGAGTATTGTTGCAAAAGATACTGGTGGTTTTGGTTTTAAGTTAGATAATTACTCTTTGGGAGAGGGCGATGTGGTTTATTTTACTGTTAATACAGAATTAGAAAATCCAGAGCCAAAAATCCAAAAAGTAATTACAGAGTTTCAAAGTAATGGTGCTGCAATTGTTCTGACTAGTGAAGATACAGATATTCCAGTAGGTAAGTATTACTATGATATTCAAATTAATACTGCTGATGGAAGAGTAGACACCGTTATCGGTCCTTATAAATTCAATGTATTGGGAGGGGTAACATACTAATGGCTAATGAAATTTATGAACTTGATTTTCAAAATCCTGTTCTTGATTTTGATGGCCCTGAATTAGAAGCATCTCTTACACCTCCTCCTACGATTGAAGCTACTTTATCCGATCCTATAAGAGGTCCAAAAGGTGATAAGGGAGATAAGGGCGATCAAGGAGAACGAGGACCTCAAGGCCCAAGAGGACCACAAGGACCAAAAGGAGATCCAGGCATTGCTGTAGATATATACGCTTCTACTATAACTATGTCTGAACAAGACAATAGAGCTGTAAGTGAAGTGATTGCGGCCAAGGCTGACTCTAGTAGTCTAGCAACTGTGGCTACAAGTGGAAGTTATACTGATCTTTCAGATAAACCAACTATTCCTACAGTGCCTACTGATGTAAGTGCATTTAATAATGATGCTGGTTATTTGACTTCTTTTACTGAAACAGATCCTACAGTGCCTAATTGGGCGAAACAGCCTGCTAAACCAGAATATACGGCTTCTGAAGTAGGTGCAATTGCAAGCACAGCACCTGCAGCAGGTATTACACAACAAGATATTAGTAATTGGAATGCTAAATTAGATTCTTTCACAGAGACTGATCCCACTGTTCCTAGTTGGGCCAAGGCCGCAGAAAAGCCAACATATACTGCTCAAGAAGTGGGAGCAACTACAACTACAGAAGTTAATTCTTTAATTGCAGCTGCTGTTGGAAATATTACTTCTTTTAACACTGAAATTGTTCAAGAACTTCCTACTACTGGAGATTCAAATACAATTTATTTTGTAGCTGGCACTGGTCTTTCAAGCAACATATATGATGAATATATGTATATTAATGGAGCTTGGGAGACTATTGGAAGCACTGCTATTGATTTGAGTGGTTATTCTACTGCTACTAATTTAGTTAATGGTTCAGCTGAAGGTAGTTTGAGAAGTATTGGCGCCAATGATGAACACAGAGCTGTTGATAAATTGGGTAAAAATTCTATGGCAATTGGCTATAATACTACAGCTACAGGTCAAAAAGCTTTTGCTCAAGGAGATGGTTCTAATGCTTCTGGAATTTCTTCTCATGCTGAAGGAAATGGAACAGCGGCTACTAGTGCCTATGCACATTCTGAAGGACATGCGACTAGAGCTCAAGCAATAGGAGCTCATGCAGAAGGTTCTAGAAGCTATGCAAATGGAAATTATTCACATGCTGAAGGATGCGAGACACTATCTGGAGGGTATTATTCGCACACAGAAGGACAAGGAACAGTAACATATGTTAGATCTCAACATGTTTTTGGTGAGTATAATATCGCAGAAGATAATGGAACTACATATTCTTCATCTCATTTAAGTGCGAGAGGACCTCATATTGAAGTAGTAGGTAATGGAGATTCTGATAATAATAGATCTAATGCCCGCACATTAGACTGGTCTGGTAATGAATGGTTAGCTGGAAAGCTTACTTTAGGTGCTGTTGGAGAAAATGCTATGGATGCAGCTACAATGGGACAACTTCCTCCAACTCTTTCTGCAGGAACAGGTATTTCAATTACAAATGACACTATTAATAGTGATATCGAATATTTAACAAATAGTGATATTCTTGCTATTTGGGAAAACGAATAAGGAGATTTTATTATGGCAACATATGATAATAAAGTTTTAACTGGTGATAAATTAGTTTATTTTAGTAGTTTGATTAAAACTGCTTTAGCTGGTAAGGCAAGCACAAGTGATTTAGCCAGTAAGGCTGATGCTAGTGCTTTAGCTAGTAAGCAAGATGCTCTTGTTTTTAATACAGCTTATGATTCATCTACTAATAAAGTAGCTACAATGAGCGATATTCCAGACGTAAGTGGAAAGCAAGACACTTTGGTATTTAATACAGCTTATAATGCATCTTCAAATAAGGTTGCTACAATGTCAGATATTACATCTGCAATTAGTGGTATTGGAACCTTTAGTTTTGAAATAGTTCAAACATTACCTTCAAGTAATATTTCAACTTCAAAAATCTATTTAGTTCCTAAATCTACTTCTGGAACTAATCAAGTATATACAGAATATGCTTATGTTAATAATGCTTGGGAGATTATTGGAGATACTTCTATGTCTATTGACACCCTTACTAATTCTGAAATTGATTCAATTTGGAGTGCTGCATCAGCTTCTTAATTGAGGAAGGAGGATTATTATGGCAGGAGAACAAGGTATAGGAAGTCAATATGACAACATTTATATTGATGGAAGAGGGCTTGAAAGATTTGCTCGGTTAATTAAGCAGTATATTAATACAAATATGCCTTCTCAATATAGTCTGCCTACCGCTTCTACTTCTACTCTTGGAGGAGTTAAAGTTGATGGTTCTTCTATAACCATTAGCAATGGCGTTATTTCAGCTACTGATACTGATACAACATATAGTGCTGGAACTGGTATTAGTATAGATGCTAATAATGAAATTAGATCGACAGTAACTGGTCTTCCTTCTGCTCCATCTAATGCTGGAACATATTTTTTAAAATGCACTCTTTCTGGAGTTAATTTAACCCCAATTTATAGTTGGGAATCTGTAACAGTAGGAGGTAGTTATTAATGGCATATAGTTTAGAAAATACTAGTGACTTAACTGCTCTTGGTGATGCTATAAGAGCTAAAACTGGAGATAGTGACACTATGACGGTGGCTGAAATGGCTACTGCAGTAAATGGAATTACAACAGGTGGTGGTATTACTCCAAGTGGAATGAAATATATTACAAGCATGGATACAATAGATGTTACAAATTATGCTACAGCTAAAGTATCTGATTCAGATATCGTTGAATCTAAAATAAAAAAGAATGTTAATATTTTGGGGGTAAAAGGAACTTATGAAGGTCCAGCAATGGATATTTATTCATGGAAAGACGGTGCAGTAAGAAAAGGAAGTTTTTATTATAGAACATTTACATCAAAAAGCACTTCAGCTTCTATGACTTTTACATTGCCTAAAGCTTCATATTATTTTTATTTAGTATGCACTCCAGTTTCATTAGGAAGTAGTGGTTCTGCAACTTATCCTAGTGGAACTCCAGCGTCTCCATTGGCCATATATAAATATGATAATGGAACTGTTACTAAAGTTAAAGGTGGATCAAATATAAATATGACAGTTAGTGTTGGAGGATCATCAACAACAATAACTTTAAAACCAGCAAATGCATCTTCTTGGTATGGGTTATATGGTGCTTCTGAACAGACGTATTTGTTTTGTATATATAAGGAAAAGATATAATGGGTTTATACGCAAGTTTTGATGTAATAAGTGACTTTGGTTATATTGAAGCTACTGAAACATATAATGTGCGTCCAGATTATGGTCCAGGTTGTGATGTATTTGTAGATACTTTTTTATCTGTAGCAGATGATCTTGTTCCAGTAGATACTGGATATTTACAATCAACATTGAGCGCAGATACTGATGGCAATTCATTTTGTGAGGTGGAAACTGATTGTGAATATGCGCAGTATCCAGAATATGGGACTTGGTGTCAAGCTGCACAACCTTATTTTACTCCAGCATTAGAAGAAGCTTTGGCCGCAGCAGAACCTTTATGGAGTCAAGCTGAAGAAGACGCTCAATTAGAAGAACAAATATTGGCAGAAGAAGAGGCTATGGAACAACAAGCTCAAGCTTTAGCCGCTCAACAAGCAGATAAATATGGAAATGCTCAAGCAGGATTAAATGCTCAAGGATTACCTGGCGCTATGGGCATAGGTGGTTCATTAGCAGCTATGGCAGGAGCTATAGTAGCCTCTTTTATAACTGCATTTATTACTACAACAGTTCAAGTTATGGTAGGTCAAAGTTTTTCTGAAAGAGTCGATAGAATTGAAAAAGCTGGATCTGGTGGTGGCGGTGGTTTTGTATATACGCCAAACGTTATAATTACATAAGGAGATTTATAAAAATGGGAACTAGAGTTATTAAATTCGAGGCTCCAGAGGGCAAGGTTTATGATTGGGCCGAGCCTCATACTGCAACAATCATAGATGAAGAAGGTAATAAAACTGAAGAACAAGAGCATCTTTATGCTAATGTGTTGTTCTTGAGTAAATTTGATACAATTGAGAATTATAAATTAGTTGATGCTCCTGGGGAGGATTAATCTATGTTAGAAAAAATTAAAACTCAATTCCTTCAGTTGATTAAAAATCTAGGATATAACTGCACTGATAATGGAACTTATCAAGAAAATTTTCCTTGGATAATGATAAGAACTGGAGGATATCAATCAGCAGTAAGTTTTGATATAAGATATGATATTGTTACAATCATTGTAGATGTATTTTCCCAATATAATGGTGAGAAAGAAATAATTCTTATTAATGAAGATATATTAAATCATCTACAAGATTTGCGGGCAACGTGTCCAGAAATCACCGCAGCTGGCTTAAACAGTATGGTTGTTCTGGGCGATAAAGAAACAGGTCCTGTCCGCAAACATGGAGTGCTTTCTTATAGATTTATTCTTACTTCTGGATTATTAGAGGAGGAAGATGATGAAACAACAAGTCAGACAGGGGATTGATGTAATCCTTTATATAAATGATAAAGCTGTTGCAGGACAGCAAAATATTAGTCTGAATCGCTCTGCCTCTGCTATTGATATTACTAATCAAATTAATGGAGACTGGCAAGAAAGATTGTCAGGCTTAAAAACTTGGAGTATTGCATGTTCTGGGTTATATATAATTAATTCTAAATCTTATGACCTTTTGGAAGAAGCTTTTATGAATAATGCTGACATTGAGGTTGAAGTTAGAATTAATAATAAAAAATATAAAGGTAATGCAATTATAACTAATTTCCCTGTATCTGCTGGATATAACGGGCAATTTAAATATAATATGCAGTTATTAGGAAATGGAGAATTAAATATAATATGATTTTAAGCAAAGACGGTGCTATATATAGTTTCCGTTTTGGGCTTAAAGGGCTAATAATGTTTAATGATTTGTTATATTTAGATGAAGATGAAAAATTATTAATTTATTTTTCTGGTTTCATTACAGATCAACCAAATATGACATTTCAAGATGTAAAAGCACTTCTTAATAAGTGTTCTGAATCTGAAATAAATTTGCTTGATAATTATATAAATCATAATTTTCTTTCAAAAACTCCTATAGAAATCGAGGAGCTATACACCAGAATCGTTGGAGAAATGGGTATAGCTCCTTGTGATTTTTATCAAATGACACTTCAAGATATAAATATGGCATATGAAGGTTTTAAACGAAGAAAAGAAATTGATGCAAATCTTTTTTTAATTGCTTTAAAGCAAAGAAATAATTTAAAAGCTGATATTAGGCTAATTGAAGATAAAGGGTATCAAATTGGAAGTAGTGAAGAAAGAAAATTAACTTTTCAATCTTTAAATATTAAGGAGGATTAATATTGTGGAAGAAAATATAAGTCAAGAACTTGAAAGAAAAAGTTTATATCCTTCTGAAAATTTATCCGCAGGAACAGATTTATTAAATTCTGTTCATGAATTATCTAATAATATGGGGTTTAATGAAAATCAAATGAATGCTTATATTGCAAATCAAGCTTATATTAATGATTCATCAACTGAAGGAATGTCAATTGAAGGTATATCAAATGAATTAGCTTTAAAAAACCAAAGAGGAGGCTATTAATGTTAATTAATAATATTGAATTAAGCAGTCTCGGCATTAAATTATATGATAGAGTCATTTCAAGTAATCAAGTAAGCACAAAAGAAGCTTGGTTAGATGGAGATATTCAACCAACTTATATAAGACAGCAAGACAGTTTTAAAAACATTAAACTGTCTTTTTTAGTGCTTGCTCAAGACGAAGATGATGCTTTCTTAAGAATTAGCAAACTTACTAATATGCTTAAGAAAGCTACATTAAAGTTTGATGATCTAGATTATTATTTTGATGTTAGTATGATTGGTTCTGCTAGTCCAAGAAGATTAAAGAATGGTAATTTTATAGTTGATTATAGTTTTACTTCTGATTATGCAAAAGGTGAAAGAGAGGTTTACACAACTGATGCAAATTATACAAGCAGTTTTAAACTAACTCTTTTATATTATCAGAACTCAACAACTTTATTATCAACTGATAGTGTTACTATTCGAGCAGCAATGTTTGAGGATACTAATAATACATTAGCTTCTATAGGTATTGAAACAAATAAGTATAGACCTAATTATTATCAAGAAGGTATTGCTACAAATCTTGGCGGCAGAGAAATTACTTATGAAAACTTACAGTCATTAGGAACTCTTATTATTAATTATGCTCCTATAGCTTATAACTTAACTATTAATTATTACATGGATAACGGCACTGGTGTTTATCAGGATATGTTTACTAACAATATTCAGTTTACTTATCCGCAGTTACAGAACATTCAGTCTATTGGACAATTAGTTGATATTAAAAGTTATAAGCCAGAAGGTTATCTTGGCAGAATAGCTTTTACAGGAGCTTTAACTGTAGAAAACTTATTAGCTGTAAGTCCAATTTATGTTTTTTATGATAGATTGGAAAACGATTTAACTAAAAATGTAACCGTAACTTATAAAAAAGAAGACGATAATGGTTCTTTCTCCACTGTTGGAGCTACTACAAAAGTATTTAAACAAAGTGATTTTACAGATGGAATGACTCTTGGAGAAATTCTTAATGTAAATGCTTATAGACCAACAGCAACATACTACAATGAAGGTTATATTGAAGATCACAGTGCTACAGAATTGGTTGATTATGACGGCGTAGAATCTAGTTATGAAATTAAATATGCTAAATCTACGAATATTGTTTTTGTAGAATATTATATTGGAGTTTATCCAGGCTGGTATAGATTATCTACAACTACACTTTCAACTGTTTATAAAGAATCATACGAAGAAAGTTTTGATCTTTCTGATATTAATTTAGATTTAAATAAATATCATACTTCAGAGTATCAGAATGGAGTTTTGTATAATAGCAGTATTTATGATAGTTATGATGCTGTTATTTCTAGTGGAGTATTACAGGTTTATTATGAACCAATTGATTATACTATTCAGGTTCAATACCATGTGCCAGATGAAGAACCTGTAGTAACAGAACTTACTATTAATGCGTTAGATTTTATTGGAGATCCAGTATTAAGTGATATTATTCCAATTTCTAGTTATAGACCAGAAGGTTTTCAATTTGACGCTCTTCTTTCATATGATGGCCCTGTAACACTAGCGGGTTTGACTCAAGCTTCTCCTATTCTCATTTATTTTGAGGAAATAGTAGCTGCCCGCACAAAAAATATTATTTTAAAATATAAGCAAGAGTTATCTTCTACTTTTGCAACAATTAATACATCAATCATTACTATTAATGAAGCTGATACTATAAATGGTATTAGACTTAAAGATGTATTTAATATGAATCTTTATAAGCCAGATTACTATGAGAATGGTATTTTAGATGGTTATAGTTCAACTGCCCTTCTCACATTTGATGAAATTGAATCAAATTATACAGTAGTTTATATGGCTTCTACTTTTATCACTCCAGTTAGATATTATACAGATGATGTAGATGATTTAAATTGGATTGGAAGTAGTTCAATATCATATAAGGTTATTGATTTTACGGTTGATACAACTTTATATGATTTAGGATTTAATATAAATGCATATAAACCTAGTTATTGTGATGATGGCGAACTTCAGTATCATGGACCTGTTAATTTTGAATCATTAAGAAATTTAACAAGTTTAAATGTAGTTTATGAAACTGTTATGGAACCAGGTGGAGATTTAGATTATCCACATAGATTCCTTTTCCTTGAACATAATGATTTAGGTGATTATGAATCTTTGCATCCTAATTGGACAATGAATCATGCTTATATTAATACTGGTGTTTCAGTTGAAGATATGAGCAAATTAACTGTAGTAATGGAGTGCGAAAGAGTAGATGAGGATGCTCCTTTACACAATGTAAATGCAGGTTATGGTTATTTATTTGGTTCTAGTTCAATATTAGGATCATATTTTATGAGATTTAACAACCAGACACAATATGGTGAGAATCTTACAGGTGTGAATACATATGAAGCAAAAGCAGGACTTTATTCTGACACTTTGGTTCAAACTGAAGATGCTGCAATTGGTTTTTCAGCAAATTCTGGTATTTATGCTATTGAAAGACCTGGTTATTCTACTGCGGTCTTCACTTATAGTAACACAATGGCAAGCGAGGCCGCACAGATGCCTTATCCATTATATTTGTTTGCTAATAATAATGGTGGAACATATGAAGATGGTTTAGCTGGTATTGGTATTTATAGTTGTCGTATCTATTATAATGGAACTTTAATTAGAGATTATATTCCAGTTCAGTTCTATGATAAGATTGGTGATCAAGTTGCTCCTTCAAATTGCTTATATGATAAAATTACAGGCACTTTCTTTGAGGATGCTACTGGACAAAACAGTTTTAATATTAGAGATGATGAAAGATATACTGATACTAATTTAGATCATAAGATCGGTCATTGCTATGTAAATTATTATAAGGGTGAAACTTTCATGCAAAGTGTTGCTTATTATTTTAGAGCAAGTGACTTTGTTGATCAAATATTTGATCCTTATGAAAAGTTCCAAATTGATTTATATCAACCATCATACTATAAACCTGGTGAAATTGTAGATGCTTCTACTTTAGTTTGGGATTTCGACAATATGAACAATGCCGTTTATACAGTTGTTTATCCAGAACAAGCTAATACAATTACTGTTAAATATTACACTGAAAATAATGTTGGTGTTAGAACACTTATCGAAGAAGAAACTATTGGAATCTCCGAAAGAGATTTCTATCAAGCTCCTACTTTTGGAGATATAGTTCGTATTAATAAATATAAGCCAGAGGGGTTCGAGACAGATTTCGAATATCCTGGCACAAAAGTTTCTCTTACTAGAGTTGTTGATCATTCTCCATATGAGATTGTTTATAAAGCAGCAGACAGAGAGCTTGAAACATATACAACAATTATTCGCTATATTAAAAAAGTTTATGGAATTAGAACTTATGAAACTATAGCTTCTGAAGTTTTAACATTCGATGAAACTCAATTTAGAGATGGCGAATATATTGATTTTTATATAAATAAAAATCTTCATAAACCAGCTAATTATTATAAAGATGGTGAACCATATCAGTGGTATGAGATGGATGAAAGGATTGATAATCCAAGTAAACTTAAAGAAATGTATACCATTGTATATCTAGTAGATACGGTTTATTTAGATGTAAATTATTATAAAAACTCTGTCAATACTGAAAATCTTATTGCTTCTACCACTTGGGGAATTAATATAGATGACTTTGAACCAGGAGTTGCAATTTATATTCTTGATACTATTCCTAATGGATATGTTAATAAATATAAACCTGCAAATTGTAATGGTGGACAGATTCAAAATAGTTCTACATCATATTCTACATTTGCTGACTTGGCCGCAATTGAAGAAGTAGCAATAGTTTATGAAGAAATGACTCAACCTCATGATCCAGAATCTTTATCATATGAACAAAAGGTTCTTTATTGGGGTGAAGTTAATGATGAAGATTACTTTAATGATATTCATGGAAGCGATCGTTTTTATGGAGGAAAAATTCCTTATATTGATTTAGGATACAAACCAAAAGATATAAGCAGATTAAGAGTTGAGTTAAAAGGTTATGCAAGACCTTGGGGTATTGGAACTAATACAGCACAATATATGTATCAAGATTTTGCTTATACTTATTTCTTCGGTTACTATGGAGCTTTAGGTGAAGCTTATTTAGGAACTGAAGAAGGAGATAGGGGTGGAATTAGTATTTCTGCTTCTGCAAATGGAACTCCTAGAGGATCTGCTATAAGTCCTTCTTCTTCTGGATGTTTTGCATTTAGATGTAGAGTTCCAGAAGCTGGTGGTTATGTATATACAGCTGCTGGCCCACAAACAATTGATGGACAAGCTTATTATAGAGCAGGAGATGCTGCTACAGTAATTTCTGGACAGCCAAAATTAAGATTTACAGGTATTCAAGCCGTTTATAGAAAAGGTAAATATAGTGATTATGATGATAACTATAATGTTATTAAAGCTTATAGTAATTATGGATTTACTAGAACGGATGAAGAAAATATTAATTCATATTATGTAACCGATGTAGAATCTCAAATATTAAAGAATCTTCCAGAATGTGATCATATTCCTAACTGGTGTATAAATAGAGCCACTGGTGGAACAACTAGACAAAGAACTGCTTGTGGTAATCCATATACAATGATTCTTGACGCTTATAATAGTTATGGTTCAGAGTGGAGAGATGGAGATAGCAATACTCCTACTGTATATAATTTTGATGAATCAGAAGATAATCCATTATTTGAAAATATTTGTCAGCCAAAAGGAACATTATCATTATTCCAAACTACAAATCCTGATACAGGTAATGTAAATATCATGCCGTTTAATCCAACGGTAATGCCTTATCTTGGTGTTTCTGGTAGTATGAATCTTTCTAGTCATGCATTAGGAAATCCATATGATCACGATTTTTCAACATCTGTAACTACTACTTCTCTAGTAATGACAGGAACAGATGGAAGTGGTCAACCAATCTTTGAAACAAAATCTCAAACTAGAAATATTCTTTATGCTAGTTTCCAAGCTCCAGCTTTCCCGCAAATGACAGGTTGTGCAATTTGGGGTATTAAGATTTATGATCAAGATAGATTGGTAAGAAATCTTATTCCAGTAGCTGAAGGAGATCAAATTTATGATTATGTAATGCCAGCTAATGGATTATTTGATTTAGTTACTGAAATATTCTTTGGAAATAGTAATAAAGGTGGAAGTTATACATATGATAGTTATTTAGGTCCTCAAACTTCTGCAGTTCATGTAGTGCAAAATATTGAGGCAAATGAAGTATTACCGCTTAATTGTATTCCAGATCCAACTATCTATGGTAAAACAGTAGCTAACTATTATGATTATGATAACTCATTTATTACAAATCAATTTGTAAATGTTCCTACTTGGTATAATGAATCAAATGAAGAGATTGAAGATATTCTTCAATTTAATGATTATAAACCTGATGATTTCCATTTAGATGGATTATTAGATTTAGATACTGATTTAAGCTTCCAAAATATGACACTTGCAAACATCTACGAGATGGGAGCAATGAATATTTATTATAAGTTAAGAAACTTCACAAAGACAGTTGTTTATTACAAAGATAATGTAAGAGTGGGTTCTAGAGATATATTCTATTCATTAGAAGATATTCAAAATGCTACTTCTTTAGATGATCTTGGTATAGACGTTGACTTATTCTATGATGAAGACTTTGCTCATGGAAGATTAGTATTTGATGAATCAATAATTGAAAATGATGATATAGAAGCATTCATTGATGCTCCATCACCAATTGTTGTATATGATAAATTAACTAAACAAGAAGCTCCAAATTTATTATATGTAGAATATTATAGACAAGGAGCTTATGATGATACTTTAATTACAGTCAATGAAGATAGTCCTAACTATTTAGATTGTGATTTAGATGCGGTTGTATTAAATCCAAATGGAGCTATTAAATATTACAACCACTATCATACAGCCTTATATGAGGATGAAGATTATGACTACTTCATTCCTTATCAAGTGTATGTTAGAAATAAGTTTGCTGGTATCCACAGAGGCCCAGCCCGCAAGTTCCCAACTTTAGCAATGATTATTGAAAATGATAATTACACTATTACTGAAGAAAGGAATGGATGGGGTAGACTTGATGAATACCAAGCAGGATGGATTTTATTAAACCAAACTGATCCTGTTACTGGTCCAGGTCAGAATCCAGATTATGATGTAGCTGATCAAGAAACAGCTACTATTCCTTTTGGTTCTGAAATTACAATAACTAAAATGACTATAGATAGGTTATGGTGTTATTGTCCAGCACAAGATAGTTGGATTAAGAATGAAGATATTTCATTTAATCAAGCAGGTAAACTTTATAATGGATTAGGAATTGATGTAATTCATTTAGATGAAGTTGATTTTTCAGACCCTACCTTATCTTCTGTTGGAATATATCCACAGCAGTATAAATTGAGATTCCATAATCAAGCTTCAGTTCCAGAACTTACTTTATCTTATGCGAATCTTTCAGATTTACATGAAATTGAGTTTGTATATCCTGAAACAATTTATAGTTATACTTGCAAATATTATCAGTATCAAACTATTCCAGTAAATCTTTTAGGCACTGCCGCATTTACTTGTTCAATATCAGATTGGAACCCAGATTGGGATAAATTCATAGAAACTTCTTGGCAACAGGAAGAACAAATTGACTATGGATATTTAAAAACTCGTAAGACAGTTGATCCTCATTATTTAGTTATTTATTCTGAACCAGATGATTCTTCACAATCAGTTACTAATTATGATTGCGATGGTAAAACTGTTTTACGTATTACTGGAGAAATGACGCAACAATTTTATCCAGTTCAAGACTGTAATGATACTACAATTGTAGGTTATGTTAGAGCTTTAGATACTGCTTATTATGAATTGATTTCAGAGTATGGTGGAACTATTACAGTTGATATTGAACCAACTCTTTATAGAGATACTGAATTAACTTTAACATGGGATTATTTTGGATTTGATAAAAATTTATATAAACCTTTAGGCTTTGGCGATGGTGTTTATCTTTGGAATCCAAGACCTTGGAATAAAGATAATATTAAATTTACTTTTAATGAATTAGTCAGATGTGGAACACAATATGTTGTATATCCACCATTTGATCCTAATACTTATAAGCTATGGAATCAGCCTAATTATTTAGGCACTTATTACACTATTCATTATACTGGAGGTAGTAATGAAACTCATTATATTAAGAATCGTGGAATAAGTATTAATATGGCAGGAACATATAATTATTTTGAACCAGGAGAATATACAGAACATCCAATTTACGATATTTATACTTCAGGAGAAATTACTAAAGCATTTGTTAAAACAAGTGATACTTTAGACACTTCTGAAGATTCATATTATTATAGTAAATCTTGGAATGGTAGTTTCTACTGGTTAACTGATCTTTATAATGAAGCTGCTAATACACATGTTACTGGTTATATACCGCCTTATATTAAAACTTGGGATACTAGAGGTGGTAATATTCAAACTTTATTAGATAATCCAGAAGTTGGAGATAGTTATTTCTACACATTTTCTAACTTTAGATCAAGTCCTACTTTAGTTCTTGGAATTGGAAATGAATATCTTAATAAAGAACCTAGATATTATTTATTAAAAGATCAAGCTCAATCTATGTATGATTCAGATTGGTTACGTATGTATGATAATACTAACTTAAAAGGATATGCATTAGGTAGAGGTAGTGCGGATAGATATCTAATGACCGCAGACCCATACTCCAATAGTGTTATTGGAGGTTCTGATGATTATCAACACTTATCAGGTATTATTTATGACAATATAGCTTATGAAAACTTTATGATGATTCACTATTGGGTTCCAGTTCCAAAAGGAGTGAGATACAATTGGAATGGTCAAGAGGAAAGAATGCCAGATAATGGATTATTTGATTTATTAACTGGAGATTTTGCTAGAAGTTATAGATTAACAGATGGAGCTATTAAACCAAGTAGTTCTTATTCTGGAACTCTTCAACCAACTAGAGATGGTAAAGATTTAATTTTCTTGAGAAACCAAGAAATTAATGAAAATAATGCATACAATTATTTTGCCAATAAAGAATTTGAGTATGAAACTATAAATTCAATTTATAAAATTTCTACAGATACTCAAACTTATAATTGGCCAGATACTTATGCAGATAGAGTAAGAACTATTCGTCAAAATACAATAATTCCTGTTTTAAGATATGCTGATCCGCAAAGTAATTTAGTATCAGGTAGTTGGTTATATACAGGAGATCAATGGCTTCCAGAAAATAATGCTACTATTATTACTTCTGGATATGCAGTAGAAAGTATAAGTTATACATTTGAAAAGCAAACTATTGGTATCAGATCCATTAATGGACAAATAATTCGTTGCGAAAAAGATCCATATTTCCAAAATGTTGGTAGTGAAATTGATTATGGCACAGATCCAATGGTATTAACTTCTTATTGCACAGCTTCTTATACTAATGATGGAACTCCTGCCGCATACTTTACTGGTGAAGGTTGGATTCCATATTCTAATACACATAAGAGAACCGTTGAAGATGGAACTAATTATGTTGTAGCAGTTAATACAAATTATTACCAGTATCCAATAGAGGATAATAATTACTTGATTGATCAATATCATTATGGAGATAGAATTACAGCTATTTCAGTAATGTATGCAGATCATGATTGGATTTATACTGGTATAGGTTGGCTTAAGAAAACAGCTAATAACTTATCAATAGTTGAATAAGGGAGGCAAATATGGAGAATTATTATCCAATTGAATTCGATAATAATGGTAGCAGTTTCACTATTACAAATAATGGAACTGCTCCAGCTCCTTGCCTAGTAACTATAATTCCTCAAGTAGATTTCATCACTCTTTCTATTACTGGATTGAGTGATGAACCTATAGAGGTAAGTGGGGTTCATGCTAATGATGTCTTGGTCATTGATGGAGAGAACAGACAAGTCCTTCTCAATGACCAAGATTATTTTAGTCATTATAATGGATGGGAATTCCCAAAGTTACAGCCAGGAGTAAATGAAATTACAATCCCTAGTGGATCATTGGCTAATATTTCAATTGAATACAATGCGAGGTATATCTAATGTTCAAAATATATGATACTAATAAGCGTTTTTTAATGCTTTTAGATTCCTGCCAAGATATTCATACTATTGAACAATTAGCCACAGGGACAAGAAACCTAGAGTTTTATGCCCCAGTTAATGACATAAATTTAGCCAATTTAGTAGAGGAAAACTACCTCGAGACCGCAGACTACAGTTATATAATTAAAGAAGTAATTATGAATGATAACTCTTTCTTTAAAGTATTCTGCATTGCTAATTATGAAGAATTGGCTGGAATCAATTTTGAAGTATTTGACTTGTATAGGCTAAACCTACAGCAAGGATATGAATACTGTATTAGCCAAGCTCCAGATTGGTCTATTGATTATCAGAGTGAAAATAGGACAATGATCACATATCAAGAAGCTAATAAGTCAGGCTTTGAGATGATCAAGACCATTGCCGCAGATAACAATCAAGAGTTTTGGTTTGATACAAAAAATAAGAAGGTGATTATTTACGATCAAGGTAGAATGGGTAAACAAATAGGAACTTATTATTCAAATGAATTAAAGCTTCAACAATTATCCAAACAATCATCTTCATATGAGTATTGCACTGTCCTCTATCCTTATGGAAAAGACGGACTTAATATATCTTCAGTTAATGGAGGAAAGAAATATCTTACTAACAATACATACACAAACAAATACATCGAAAAGGTATGGGTCGATGAAAAGTATGAGTATGCTGAAGATTTAAAGAAGGCTGCTGAATTATATCTTGAAGAACTTTCACAGCCTAAATGCAGTTATAAGCTAAAGCTTTCTTCTATTGGAGATGAAGTTAATTTAGGCGATACTATTTTCTTGGTTGATAAGCTCAAGAGGATTAAACAGAAACAAAGAGTTGTTAAGATAACTAGATATCCAAAACAACCAGAGGAATCTGTAATTGAGATATCAAATATGAGATTAGATTTTACTAAAACTTATATGACGGACCAAGAAAAGATAAAACAAGATATAGATTACATTAAAAAGCAACTTAATACTTTAATACAAAATAATGGATAAAATGCTTGAAATTTAAGGGCTTTCGTCTTGAGTCAGAGGTTTATTTTTGTGCTGGTCTCCAAACCATTTGTATGCTATAATGCCCAGAGTCAAGAGGTCATAGTCCTAAATCAGTCAAGCTGTCTTGTTGAAATTTAAGCGATCGGAGCTCAATTTAGTGGTAGTCTGACTGGCAGTCAGGAGGTCACGAGTTCGAGCCTCGTACGCTCCACCAACTAGGATTTTCAATACTTTATTGAGGTTAAAGACCTCTTGACTAGAAGCTTATTTATAAGGAGTCAGGAGGTCTTTAATTATGATTACAATGAAACCAGTATCAAAATCA